GATGCCCTGACCTGCATCATCAGAGACCTCGAGAAGAATGCTGGAACCAAGAACACCAACCTCCTTCTCTGGGCGGCTAAGAAGAAGCGAGCAGACATCATTCATCCACAGCAGGAACTTTTTGGAAAGGAGGTGGAGGGATGAAAATATCAGCATTTATAAAACTTCTTGAAACTCACAAGAAACAGTTTGGTAATATAGATGTTGTTGATGACTTGGGATATATCACAAATGACCTTGTATACAACGAAGAAGATAATTCTTTGATGATAGTTACAGACACATTCAGAAAAGTAAGAAGAAATGAAAAAGATTGAAATCATCACAGATGAACACCGACATCACGTATACGTTGGCAACACCGACTTCTGGCTCAATACCCAGGAACTTGTTGAACTATACAAGAAACTCGGACACGTAAAGTTATAAACATAAAAATAAAAGATTATGAAACAGGACGAAATCGATATTTATGATATACTCAAAGATGAAGAGTACGGTACAGAGTTGTACACGCCAATATGCGGAAAGGTGTGGCATAGTGGAATGGCAAACGACAAGGACAGTGCGAAAGCAATCTGGACTGAGGACAAAGATGGAAGAGAACACTTTTTTGACAAGAACGGAAAAGTCTCTAAAGAAGGAGAAGTTCTGCTCTTCCCTTCGAAAGAATTGAGAGACTGGAGCAAGTTTTTCAAGAGGGGAGACGTGCTTGTTCATAGAGATTACGACATACATGTTATCTTTGAAGGGTTTAAAGATAATCGCTACACAAGATTTAAAGGCAAGCATTATCTGTGGAAAGAATGTTTCGAAGATTATAACAAAGAAGTATCTGAAATGATAACTTTTACGTTTAGGAAAGCTAGCGATGATGAAGCCCAGACCTACATCAACACTATTGAGAAATTTTTTGGTGGCAAGTTGAACCGTAAAACTCTGGAGATTGAGAAGACTCAGCCAGAGTTCAAGGATGGGGATATAGCTTTTGCCGACTATGGTAATAGACAAAATGTATTTATAGTATCAGATAAAACTGCTTTATCAGAAGGTTATAACTCATTTATTTCTTTAGATTTAAATAGTCTAACTTTGAGTATGGGCTATAGAACTACTTTCTTTAAGAAAGACCTTTGTGAACTTCGCCTTGCCACAGAAGCAGAGAAACAGCAACTCTTTGATGCTCTCGCAAAGGAAGGCAAACGCTGGGATAGTGAGAAGAAACAGATTGTGGACTTGAAGCCAGCGTTCGAAGTCGGCAGATTCTATGTTTTCAACGAGGACGATGAGGACGGAGAGTTGACTATCATCGGCAAGCTCATCGGCAAGAATGAAAGTGAAGACACGCTAACATTTGGCGACCAGTACGAAATCGAGAATCAAAAGTTCGTGACCGACCAGACCTTCGACCTGTGTATCAGCGTTCAAAAGGAACTGCGAGAAGCGACAGAGGGCGAAATCCTCATGCTTCAAAAAGCTCGTACCCTATGGGAGAAAGAGAAGAAAGCGAAGGAGCAGCCACCATTCAAGCCTTTCGACAAGGTGCTGGTAAGGTGCGGGAAAAAATTCAAATGGCTTCCAGCGTTCTTTGTTCGTGACCGTGGAGAGAGTTTCACCAATAGATACAACGTCTTACCTATCCACAGCGGAAAGCCAGCAGACTTCACTCACTGCATCCCATTCGAGGGGCATGAGAACATCATATTCACTGACCGCAACATCGATAACCTGCCATTCTAGGACGTATGGCGAGTGAATTATGCAAGG